TCACCGGCCTGCGAATGCTGGACTGCCTGTCGCTGCAGCAGCACGAAAAAAACTGGATGCCGCTTCAAGGCACGGATGCGTGGCTTTACGCCGCCAATCACGCCGGCCACACGGTCACGGTGGACGCTGACAATTCATTGCCGGGTGCGTATCTAATGCACAGGCGGTCACCGGCTCCGCACATTGCCAGCCAGTTCCGCGGCGGCTCGCAGCTGGTGGAATTCCGTGGCGGATGGCTCGGGCTGATCCACGAAGTGGCGCACGGCGGCCACAGGGTCTACGAACACCGCTGGGTGTGGCTGGACAATTCGCTAACGCTCAAGCGGTGGTCGCTGCCGTTTGTGTTTCGGGAGCGGCAGGCGATTGAGTTCGCCGCTGGTCTTGCGATCACCGGCAGCAGCGTAGTGGCGTCGTTTGGCGTGCGTGACGCGGAAGCGTGGCTTGTGTGCCTAGAAGCCGGCGCCGTGGAAGGGATGCTTGCGGATGCTGCACCAGCAGATCGCTGACGCACTGGCGAAATCGTGGATGCCAAACGACTGGTTTGCGCTGGACGCCCGGTCGCTTCGGCACTACCAGCACAAGGCTGAAAGAGTCGCCGCTATCCAGCCAAAAACCGGCATTGAGATCGGAACCCGCTGCGGGTACTCGCTGCTGGCGTTCCACGTGGCCAGCCCTGGCACGCGATGGCTGTGCGTGGACGGCTGGCTAGACGCTGATTCGCCGCAGTGCATGGACCACTGGCAGCGGATCGTGGCTGAATGGCGAATCAATGCCCAGCTGCTGCGGGCCGACACTCGAGGTGTAACGGAGTTGCCGCCTGCGGATTTCGCGCACGTGGACGGCGACCATTCCTACACCGGCGCCCTGGCGGATCTGCACTTGGTCGCTGACGTTCCGGCGATCCTGGCGGATGATTGCGACAACGCCAGCGTGCGGCGGGCCGTGGAAGACTTCTGCGCTAGCAGGAACAGGCGGGCCACGTTCACCGACGATGGCCTGCGGCAATCGGCACTGATCCTATGAGTCTGAAAATCGGCGTTTACGCGCTGGCCCGCAACGAAGAAAAGCACGCCTTCGACTGGTCGCATTCGTGTGACGAAGCCGACGTGCGAGTAGTCACCGACACGGGCTCGACTGATTCCACGGTTGACCGGCTGCGGCAGTCAGGCGTGACGGTTGCCACAGGGAACGTCGTGCCGTGGCGCTGGGACGATGCCCACAATCTGTCGCTCTACCACCTGCCGTCTGACCTAGATGTGTGCATCCGACTGGACCTAGATGAGCGGCTGTCGCCGGGCTGGCGGGACGTGATTGAACGGGAATGGACGGACGGCACAAATCAACTGTTCTACAAATACGTTTGGTCATGGGCTTCCGATGGCACGGAAGACTTAGTGTTCATTGCGGACCGCATCCACTCGCGCCGTGGGTTTCGCTGGTCAGCACCGACGCACGAAGGGTTGATCTGCTGGCATGGCGAGAAGCGGTCAAAAATGATTACTGACTTGCAGATTTTCCACTTTCGAGACAAGGGGAAAAAGCACACGACCGACCTAGAGTTGTTGCGAATCGCCGTGCGCGAGGCTCCGCACGACGCACGGGCGCAGTGGTATCTAGCACGCGAAATGGACTACGCCGGGATGCCAGAGGCACGGGAAGCCTTTGAGCGGTATTTGCAGATGGACGGCGGCATAGCGACAGAACGCGCATTCGCCTGCCGCATCTTGTGGAAGCTAACCGGCGATCCTGCCTATCTAGTGCAGGCCACGGCAGAAGCGCCAGACGAGCCAGAAGCGTGGGAGCGGCTGGCGTTCTTGGCATACAGGCAGCGTGAATGGGCAAAGGTTGTTGCGTGTGCTGAACGGGCAGTTGCCTGTGAAAATATCGGCACGCATTGCAGCGACCCGCTGGCACGCACTCGCGCCATGGACCTGCTGGCGGTTGCCCTGTGGGAGCTTGGGAGGCGTCCAGAGGCACTCACGTTCGCCCGGCAGGCTCTGGCAAGATGGCCGGAAGACGCCCGCCTGCGCTCAAACGTGGCGGCCATGGAACAGACGCTAGGAGGCGCGGCGTGAGTAGTTATCTGCGGCAGATTGCCGACGCGCTAGCCACTAGCCTGGATGGCGTCACGTGGGCGATTCAGTCCACGACCGTGGAACGAAAGAACTGGGTCAGCATCGACGTGGAGTCGATGGCCAATCCGGTGGTCTACGTCACGCCTGGGTCCGCTGACGTGACCCGAATCGGACGCCGGCAGACGCAGGTGGACTATGACGTGCAGGTGTTCGTTGGCAGACACGTCACGACCGATCAAGACGTTGACGGGATGCTTGATTTGGCAAACGACATTTTCCGCCAGGTGAAGGCCCACCAGTTTGATGATATCGAGGACTGGCCAGAGGGCGTGACGAGCCCGCAGACGGTCACGATCGACCTAAACCCAGACGATGCGCTGAGTGAACGAAACGTTTGGCGGGCGGCGATTGTTGCCACCTATCGCGTCCTTGAAAGCGACGACCTGCCGGAGTGAACGCACATGCGTGCTAGCCGTGCATGGATTAGACCTGGCCAGATTGGCGGCAACCGCCGGTCACGGTCTGCCGCCACTGATCTGAAGTTGGCGTTGAACTTCAAGATCAAAAGCGGGTTTTTCGACCGCGCCCATGTTCGCCGGATGCTGGATGCCACTAACCAGACGTGTCTGATAAAGGCCGGGCTGAATATCAAAGAGGCTGCAAAGAAGGGCATTGGCCAAAAGCCACCAGCGAAAACAAAGGCTGGCAAGCGCGCGGTCAATTCCGGGGCCATCGTTGAGTTTGTCGGTGGCCTATACAAAGATTTGACGATGGTGAACAGCGGGAAGCCGCGGTCTGCCGGCAGTCCAATCAAATCGTGGGGGCCGAAGCGGTTCACCTACGCAGACATAAAAGACTATTTCGACACCAGCCGCAAGACGGCAGTGATCGGGGCCGCCAAGGCGCCGTGGCTCAACAAGCTGCATGAGTTTGGCGGAACGCTGCGGCTGCGTGCGTGGCGCACTGGCGTTGGCGCCGCACGAAATGCTTATCTGCGAAGGTCTGCCGGTCGAAGCGGGGCCGGGCGCGATGCGTCAGGAAGATTCACGAAAGGCACAAGCCTCGGCCCGCAACGGAATCAGTTTGACTACGGGCTGCTTGTCTGGACCAACAAAAAGCCACGGCATTCCCGCAACTGGGAAGCCACCACGATTGTGAAGACGGCCCGCTATCCGGCCCGCCCGTTCATGCAGGGCGCTCGGCTTGTGCAAAAGGCCGTTGCCAAAGCGAACGAAAAGTGGCGGAACGCTCTGCGGAAAACAGGCTAGCCACACCCCCTACGCCGCTTTGCTGTGCTGGCCCTAATCTGCAAGCACACCCGCCCAAGGAGCACACATGGCCATTACTCTCGGCAAAGACGTGACGATTGCCGGCGTTTCCAACGCTCGGTCTTGCACCGTCACGTCCAGCGCATCGGAAGTGGACGTTACCAAGCTTGGCGATTCGTCGCGCAAGTACCGCAAGGCGCTGATCGAGCAGACGATTGAGGTTGAATGCGTTGACGATCCCGGCGTCGAGGCTGGCGACGTGTTCACGATCACTGGCACCGAGACGGGAAACGCAGACTACATCTGCACAAGCGTTGCCCAGTCAGAGCCGCTTGACGGCATTGTGACGTTCACGGTTTCCGGCTCTCGCACCGTTGCCGACTGACAAGCACACACACACGCACCCACACACTAAGGACAGCACATGGCCATCACTCTCGGCAAGGACCAGACAGCGCCTCCGGTTGGCACGAACATCATTTCTGCCACCTACACCGAGGAGTGCGAAACGATCGACATCAGCAACCGAGACAACATCGGCGGCAGCACCGGGGCGCCGGGCTACAAGATGTCCACGGCAGGGTTCACCACGAAGACGTGGGAGATTGAGTGCCACGACGCGACCGGTTTGATTACTGACCTTCAGGCGAACGCCAGTAGCGGTTGGAAGGTCATGAGCGTCACGGAGAACATCGGAGTTGACGGCGCCGTGACGTTTTCGGTGACTGCCAAGGAGTTCTGATACTTGGCAATCACGCTCGGCAAAGACTGCACGGTGGACGTTGACGGACAAGTGGCCGGCGTTCGCAGCGTGACGTTCACTGAGTCGGCCCGCACCATTGAAATCAACGAGTTTGGTAGCCGCTATTCGTCCGTCTATTCGACCGGCTATGACGCATCAGTGTCCATTGAGGTGAACGACGACGCCGCCAGCAGTTTCATAACGTCCCTGCAGAATGGCACGGAACTGACAGTGTCTGGCGGCACGGGCGGCTGGTCGTTCCCGGCGGTTGTCACTGGCGTTTCTGAATCGTGCCCGATTGACGGCGTGGTGACCTACACGATTGAAGCCAGGATGACGAAAGAGGGGCTCCGCTAGATATGCGTGAATTCAGAGACGAGGAAGGCCGGCCGTGGCGGCTGGCGTTGACGGTTGCCAGCGCGTTGCGTGTCCGCGACATGGTCACGGTTGACGTGACCGACGATGACACAGGCGAACGGAAGCAAGTGCCGTTTGATCTGGTGGACGCCGGGTCAATTGCGCAGACGTTCCAAGTGCTTCGGAGCCAGTTCGCCAAGTTGGGGGAAATCCTTTACGCCATGCTGGTGAAGCAGATCGAGGAGCGGAAGTTGTCCAAGGAAGAATTCTTAGACGGGCTGCGTGGCGATTCTCTTGAGTCGGCTTCGCGTGCCTTGGAGGCCGAGCTTGTCGATTTTTTCCCGCAGCGCCTCCGCAAGATGGTCGGGCTTCT